GGAGGAAATCTTTAACTCAGGATTTCTCTGCTCAGACTACACAGATAGCAATTCGTAGAGGTCGTGACCTTTTTACTGATACTTACAATACAGGTCAAGCAACAGTTAAGATTCTTGATCCCAATGGTGACTTCAACCCACAGAACACAGCATCTCCTCTGTATGGCTTTGTAAAGCCTTTACGCAAGATACAGATTACTGCCACATACTCAGGCACTACTTACTATCTCTTTAGCGGTTATACCTCGGAGTATCGCTATACCTATCCAGTAGGTCAAGAAATCGGCTATGTCACTGTTGCAGCTTTTGATGCCTTCAAGATATTTAACCTAGCCCAGATTGGCACTGTGGCTGACTCAGGCTCTGGTCAAGATACTGGCACTCGAATCAATCGCATTCTTACTCAAATTGAATGGCCTAACTCCATGCGTACTATTGCAACGGGTGACACAATCTGTCAGGCAGACCCTGGCTCAGCTCGTACTGCACTCCAAGCCTTGCGCGTAGCAGAGTTCAGCGAACTAGGTGCTTTCTATGTTGATGTTGCAGGCAATGTTGTCTTTAAGTCTCGAGCTGAAACCATCGAATCTTTAAGTGGCACGCCAACAGTATTTAACCAGACTGGTGGCATTCCTTACGCTAATCTCAAGTTCTCATTCGATGACAAGCTCATCATTAACTCAGCCAATATTACTCGCATAGGTGGCACTACTCAGACCTATACCAACACTGCAAGCGTAGATACTTACTTCTTGCACTCTGTTGCTTCTAATAACCTTCTAATGCAGACAGATGCAGAAGCTATGAATCTTGCTACTACTTATGTCAATAGTCGCAAGGACACCACTATCCGCATTGACTCCATGACCCTAGATTTATGTACCCCAAATTACTCAGCAGGGGTCACTGCTGGGCTCAGTCTTGACTATTTTGATAATGTCACTATCTCAAATATCCAGCCAAATGGCGATACAATTACCAAGACCTTGCAGGTTCAGGGTGTCAGTCATGACATCACTCCTAATACTTGGTTCAGCACTTTCACCACGATGGAGCCAATTACCGATGGCTTCCTCATTGGGAACTCAGAATACGGTATATTAGGCATCTCAGCCTTAGCATGGTAAAGGAGCAATAAATGGCAACAGGCTTTCCAGCAGTAACGGGAGATGTCCTATCAGCAGCTATGTTCAATGGCTTGGTGGCATACACTCTTAATACTCAAACGGGTTCAACCTACACACTTGCATCTACGGATCAATATCAGGTCTTAGTAGTAACTAGCAATGCAGGAACAAAGACAGTAAGCATCCCAACAGATGCCACTTATGCATTCCCAACAGGAACTGCAATTACAATCGTTAATACAGGTGCAGGGTTACTTACTATCAATGCTGTGACCCCTGGCACAACTACTGTCTATAGCACTGGAGCAACATCTACTGCACCAACGGTGGCACAATACAAAGCTGCAGTTGCTCTTAAGACTGCAACTAATGGCTGGGTTGTAACAGGCGGTATTGCATAAAATGTTAAATGTTGCCGCTGCTTTATTTGTACCCCCTTATGCTCCCAACCCAACTCCTACTATGGAGTATTTAGTTGTAGCAGGCGGTGCAGGTGGCGGTGCTGACTGTGGTGGTGGTGGTGGTGCAGGCGGATTCCGCACTGCAACTGGTCTTTCAACTTCAGGAGCATTTACTGTAACTGTAGGTGCTGGTGGAGCTGGTGGTCCTGTTTCAGGTAACGCAGGAACTAGCGGAAGCAACTCGGTCTTTCACACAATCACTTCAACAGGCGGTGGTGGTGGTTCAGGACGCAATAATAACAATGGTGCAACTGGTGGATCAGGTGGTGGTGCTTCAGGATTAAACGCCAATACAGGAAAAGCAGGAACTTCAGGACAAGGTAATGCTGGTGGTAATTCAACTACTTCAGGTTCAGCTGGCGGTGGTGGTGCTTCAGCAGTAGGTGCAAATAACGCTTCTTCAAGTAATGGCGGTGCAGGTGGTAATGGTACGGCTTCCTCAATAAGCGGTTCATCATTAAGTTACGGTGGCGGTGGTGGCGGTGGAGATTCTGGTAACTCTGCAAGCGGTGGTGGAGCTGGTGGTACAGGCGGTGGTGGAGCTGGTGGAAATAACACTAATGGATCACGCGGTAATCCTGGAACAGTAAATACTGGTGGTGGCGGTGGTGGCGGTGGTCGTGAATTAGGACCTGGCTCAGGCGGAGCAGGCGGTTCAGGAATTGTTATTGTGCGTTACACAAATACCTTTGATGATATTCAAGTGAGCGTAGGCTTAACTTATACATTTGCAAATGCTGGTGGATATAAGGTTTATACATTCACAGCAGGAACAGGAACGGTGACAGTCTAATGGCGCACTACGCATTCCTTGATGAGAATAATATCGTTACTGAAGTAATCACAGGCATTGATGAAACAGAACTAATTGCAGGTGTAGAGCCTGAAGTATGGTATAGCCAGTTTAGAAATCAGGCTTGCAAGCGCACTTCATATAATGGCAATATCCGCAAGAATTATGCTGGTATTGGTTATATCTATGATGAGACCCGCGATGCTTTTATTGCTCCAGAACCAGAGAATGCAACAGGCTTCGATGAAGAAACCTGCACATGGATAGTGCCAAGAGCAGATGAAACCCAGACTATCTAAAGCTGCTATCCAACTTCGTGAGCAACTAGATGATTCCTTCCCAGATCGTGACAGGGCATCGGATGGTTGGGTCGGTGATACCCGACACGCTGCTCGTAAGTCTGATCATAATCCAGATGAGCAGGGCTGGGTTCGTGCCATTGACATTGACGCAGAGCTGTTCGGTGCAGGAGTCAAACCGTATATCATGCCAGACCTTGCAGATCAGCTTCGAATCAGTTGCAAGTCTAAGGCAGAAAAGCGCATCTCGTACATTATTTTTAACGGCAGGATTGCGTCTCCCATTTTTAACTGGAAGTGGCGTAAATACACAGGGGCTAACAAACACACTCACCACATGCATGTCAGCTTTAAGAAAGAAGCTGACCTTCTGGGTGAGTTTTTTCAGATACCTATGCTAGGAGCAAACTAATGAATATGAAGAACCCTTATGTGCTTACTGCTGGAGCTTTTCTATCAGCTTGGGCTGCAACTAATTTCGCAGCAGATTACCGAGCAATCCTTTGGGCAGTTCTTGCTGGTGTTTTTGGATATGCGACCCCTAAAAAGTGACACAGTCCGATTTCTTCACGCTATACCTAGGCACGCTGGCAATAGTCGGTGGCTTGTCTGGGTATGTCATTACTCATCTGTTGTCTGAGATTAAAAGACTCAACACGCGAGTCGATGAAATCTATAACATCTTATTAGACAGGTAACATTCTGCTATGGCAAGAAAAGCAACTAAGGCATTAGAGGAACAAGGCTACTCAAAGCTTGATGCTTATTGCATTGGCTTATATGAGTACTTTTGCAGTCTTAAGCGAGCAGGCTTCAAAGAAGATGTAGCCATGTTTATGATTACTGAACCTCAATCCTATCCTGCTTGGATATTGCCTGACCCTGTCGATCCAGAGAAGTTCGGCAATTACGAAGATGAGGACGATGACTAAAGCCCGCTATCTTGTTATATCGGATTTACAAATCCCATATCACCATGAGCAAGCTGTTAAGAATCTTATCAAGTTAGTAAAGCGAGAGAAGTTCGACCTGATTCTCAATACAGGCGATGAGTTAGATATGCAGAGCCAGTCTCGCTGGGCTCAAGGTACTAAGTTAGAGTGGGAAGGTACGCTAGATGCTGACAGAAGCCTTGCGCAAGATATTCTCTATGAACTCGGCACAACAGATGTCACTAGAAGCAACCATACGGATAGGCTCTACCATACGCTATTACGAGCACCTAGCCTCATCGGATTGCCCGAGCTTGAATACTCCAAGTTTATGGACTTCAACGGGCTTGGAATCAGATTTCATAAAAGACCATTCGAGTTTCATAAGGGATGGGTCTTAGTCCATGGCGATGAAGGATCAATGAACTCTAATGCTGGACTGACAGCTCTAGGGCTGGCTAAGAAGTTCGGCAAGTCTGTGGTCTGTGGTCACACGCACAGGGCAGGCATTAGTGCCTTCACAGAGGGCATAGGAGCCTCATACAGGACTCTTTGGGGCTTAGAGGCAGGAAATGTCATGGACAAGAAAAAAGCCTCTTATTTAAAGGCTGGGAGCGCTAATTGGCAGATGAGCGTGGCAGTCATCGAGACGCATGGAGATCGCGTAAGTCCGATGCTAGTGCCTATAAACAAGGATGGGTCATTTACCCTATATGGACGACTTTACGCTTGATGTAGTGCGCACCATCGACACGATGATTGACGAGGGAGAATTGTTACCATTTCGTTATCAGAATGTGCTTGATTAGTCTGGCCATTATGTAACACTAATCCTGTACCCAATCAAGGGCATTGGGGCGGATAGGTAAAAATCATGGCAACGATAGAGATTTATGAAAGTGCAGTAACTACAAAGGAAATCCTGTATTGCATCTATTGCGATGGACAGGTTACAAATCAAACCCATTGCATCCCCTGCAATGAATACAAGAGTGTTGTCACACTGTCTCAGTATGTTGAGTTCAATGGACATTACCCTCGCATCAAGGCGGTCAAATAATGAAAATCACAGCTAAAGACTTTGACAATTTGACAGACACTGTCATGGGATGGAAAGGCAATGACTGGGAACTGCAAGCTGATAGATTCTCAGATAAGCCTGCATTTGATTGGGCAGTAGTATGCTGGTATGACTCAGTAATCAGCATGATTATGGCTCGCACATTCTTGGAGCAGAATGACTACGCATTCCAAGAGTCATACGATCACAACATGGAATCTTGGGTATTGCTAACTAACTACGACTCATTCAATATGGCGGTGTCAGCATGACTAACAATGAGAAGCTACTAATTATCTGCCTTATCGGAGCAAGTATCAGCTTTATAGTTATGGCAGTCACATCCTACAAAGAAGCCTATGATCGTGGCCATCGCGATGGCTGGCATAAAGGCAGAGCTGTAAATCGCTCAGAGTTCTGGTCAGAATGAAACATGCAGAGATACTTAGTTCTGCCACCGACCTTTACTCGGACAGAGGGCTCGCTTATGGTCACCCAAGTGACAATATGGCTAGAGCAGCCAGACTCATTAGTGCCTACCTTGAAATGCCAGTGGAAGATTACCAAGTCGCAGTTATCCTATCGCTGGTCAAAATCGCAAGAACAATCGAAGATGGAACAAGAGTCGATTCTTGGATTGATGGAGCCAGTTATCTAGCAATCGCTGGACAACTACAAACAGAGGAGAATGAACTCTATGTTTAATTTAGCCGATTACGAACCAGTTGAGGTGAGACTTGAAAAGTTTATTAAGGACTATCCAGATTTTCGTATTAGCACTGAGTTGGAAGTTGTGGAAGCAACTCGATACATTGTTAAGGCTTATCTCTTTAAGACTAGCCAGGACAGCATCGCATGGGCAACAGGGTACGCTGAGGAAACAGTTAGCTCTCGCGGGGTCAATCAAACTTCTGCATTGGAGAATTGCGAGACATCGGCTATTGGCAGAGCACTTGCAAATGCGGGTTATGCTCCTAAAGGAAAGCGCCCTAGCCGCGAAGAAATGAGCAAGGTTGCACCAAACCATCCAGCTCTTAAAGTAGTCAAGCAAGAAGTAAAGCCAGCACCACAAGACATTAAAGAGGGTGACACTGATTACTGGACTACACCAATCGGATCATCTGTCAAGACCACTAACGCACCAGTAACTCTAGAGACTGCAATGGCAACAGTGACAGAGATTCTAGGTACGGCAGAAGCTTTGGATGCACCTAGTTGCAATCATGGCCACATGGAATGGCGTACTGGTAATTCTAAAGGTCGCGATTGGGCTGGATATTTCTGTACCACAAAAGGCCAAACTGGTGGGATGGATAAGTGTCCAACGCATTGGTATAACCTTTCAAGCAGCGGTAAATGGGAACCACAGAAGGCGAGGGTATAATGGGGTATGCAGAGTTTCACACAGCTGACGGCTGGGTTAATGTGGAAGATGTGCCTATGATTGACACAGTTAATTGCCAACTATGCAACGAGCCAACACTGGCTTCTGACATTACGATCACTGCAAGAATTGTTGAAGGCGTAGTAGTTGCTGGCACTTGGTCTTGCAACAAGTGCAGGGCTGTTAATGGATAAGGAAACGCTTCTAATGATGCTAACTCTTGCTCTATTTATTGGCGGAGTTGCAATGGGTTACATGGCTGGAATGAACCATTAGCCAACACAGAAAGCACCGAGGTTTCCGCACAGAGCGGGTGGTCGCACAGTACCTATCGACTGTATGGCCATTTGCTAGTGTGGGAAGGGGGAATGGTAAAGATATTCAGTCAGTGCCTTTTGACTGTGAAGTTAAGGCAAGGGCTGGATTTCAACCAAAGGCAGTCTTGGAGCAGATTCGTAAGCGCACAGCCGTTTCGGGGGAATTAGGCTTTGCAGTCTTGCGACTCAACGGGCAGGGAGAAAATGCAGCGGAGTATGCCTGCATCATCCAGCTCCAAGACTTGCTTCCACTTCTAGAATTAAAGTATGGTCACATTAAAGTTGATCCAGAGGATGCAGATATTCAACGCTGTAGCTGTGGATCATGGATGATTGGGGAATGTAAAACATGCCAGCCTACGATTACAAATGTGGAAGATGCGGATTAAAGAATGAACTGCATCATGGCTGGCATGATAAACCAACAGTTCTATGTACTTATTGTAATGAACCGATGAGTAAGGTAATTAGCCCAGTAGGGGCAATCTTCAAGGGTACTGGATGGGGTAAAGACCCTAAATAGTTATCCACAAAGTTATCCACAGGCAACTGTTAAGGAGACACAATGAAACGAAACACCGCTCTGACCAGCACTTATAGTAATGAGTTTGACAGCCATGGTACGCTAACGGCGCAGAGCCTCTCAAAGGCTCACCGCAAGCCCTTCAGGGGCGTAGCTTGCGGGGTGCTAGTAGCTATTGGGATAGCTCTATGCTTTCCTACGGCAGCAGGCTCGACTAACTCCAAAGAATATATAGATTACAAGACTTATTCTCTCTATCTATTAGACTTTAACTATAAAGAATATGGCTGCTTATTAAAGCTATATGGTAAAGAATCAGCATGGAATCCATTAGCAAGTAATGGTAGTCATTACGGTATTCCTCAAGGTAAGAGTGAATGGCTTAAAGAGCAGGACGGTTGGACTCAAGTACAATGGGGCTTAGACTACATAGGCCATAGATATGGTGAGCCATGCATTGCATTAGATCATTGGAGTAAGTACGGGTGGCATTAGAGAATATCAATCATCGAAGATACAGAGTACATAAGCTACAAGTATTCAAAAGAGATGGACGCATCTGTGCGATATGCAATACAGATGAAGGTGAGATGCATATCGATCATATAATTCCGCGTGTTAGCGGAGGAGACCATAGCCTAGAAAATTTACGGGTGCTCTGTGCTGCCTGCAACCTACGCAAGGGCTCACGCTCAGATCGTGTTTTTTTAGGGCGTACGGCTACCCCCAGTGTCTCTC